ATTGCTGAACGCATGAAAGAGTTGGCGACCAATTTGGGTTCTGCGTTTGGCCGCCTCATTACTGAAACCATGGTCCCGGTTGTCACCAAGACATTGCAGATCATGGACGAGGTTGGCCTGATCGACCTGCCGCTGAAGGTCAATGGGCTTGAGGTTAAGGTTGTGCCGATCTCGCCGATCGCGCAGGCGCAGCAGATGGGCGAGATTGAAAAGACCTTGCAGTGGTTCCAGATTACGCAGCAGATGGGACCAGAAGGACAGATGGCATCAAAGCCTGGCGAGATTGTCGATATGATCGCAGACAATCTTGGTATCCCTGCCCGCGTCCGTACTACGCCGGAAGAGCGGCAGCAGAAGATGGAAGAGATGCAGCAGCAGCAGCAGGCCATGATGGCCATGCAGGCGGCACAGGTTGCAGCAGAAGCTGGTGGCGGCGCACCAGATCAGGGTCAGGCAGCACCAGCAGAGCCACCGCTGCCCGGTGAGGATCTAGAGGAAGTGTAAGAGGTTTCTGTGGAGGGATGGGATTTTTTTGAGCCGCAGCCTGACGAGGGTAAGCCGGCAGAGAAGCAGGACATTGACATCCTGATTTCCAAAACATTTGGCAGCGATGAAGGCCAGAAGGTTCTGGCCTGGCTTCGCGGCTTGACGATTGAAGCGCCGGCATGGGTGCCGGGGCAAGACGCATCGTATGGATATGCACGAGAGGGACAGAACAGTCTAGTGCGCGAGATCGAGCGTCGCATTGTGAGGGCAAGAGCATGAATGATGAAAGTCTGATCGGAGATCTTCCTCAAGAGGAAGAGGCACCGGCACAGGTTGATATCTCGCACGTTCAGGAAGAGAAGGCACCGCCATCTGAGCCTGACAATACAGGCACAGAGCAGTGGATCAATTCTGTTAGCGAGACGCTGTACAAGGACGGAAAGCCAAACTTTGAGGCACTGCCAGAGAAATATTGGAAGGACGGAACGCCGGATCTTGGATCGGCACTGAAGGCTCGCGCAGAGTTGGAGAAGCGTTTCAGTCGCGGCGAGCATAAGGTGCCTGAGAGTTACGACACATCGTTCATGTCTGAGTATGGCGTGCCGGACGATGATCCGCTGGTTGGCTCGTTCTCTGAGTGGGCCAAGGAAAACGGCGTCAGTCAAGAAGGTTTCCAGAAACTGGCGCAGACCTACATCGACAGTCAGCTTGAAGTGCAGAAGTCGATGCAGATTGATATCAATGCCGAGAAGCAAAAGCTAGGTCCAAACGCCGATAAGATCATTGGTGAGATGGCGTCTTGGGGACAGAACATGGTCAAGCGTGGAATCTGGTCTGCTGATGATTTTGAAGAGTTCAAGATCATGGGCGGAACAGCTAGAGGTCTGAACGCATTGATGAAAGTGCGCGAATACTATGGCGACATGCAGCGCATCCCTGTTGATGTGGCTGCTGTATCGGACCGGCCAAGCCGAGAAGATCTTAATTCTATGATTGCCGACCCGCGTTATGCGACAGACCCGTCTTACCGGCGCAAGGTCGAGCAGGCTTTTGAGGAAGCCTACGGTGAATAATATCAAGGGCTAGACTTCTTGTCTGGCCCATGATATAGCGATATTGCGGCTACCTGTATTCATACAGCCCGCAGACTGGCAGCGCCCGTTGGGGGCAATCGTTATTGCCCAAGCCGAGGCCCGGTTACCGGCCACCCTCTGCGACGAACCCACAAATATCAATCTTGAAGGAGTAGAGATATGGCACAGGCCATTTCCAATGCCTTCGTTCAGTTGTTCGACGCAGAAGTCAAGCAGGCTTATCAGGCTTCTCGTCAGCTTGCCGGCCTTGTCCGCGAGCGTAACAACGTCGAAGGTTCTGTTGTAAAGTTCCCGAAGATCGGCAAAGGTTCTGCCACGCTCCGCGTGCCGCAGGCTGATGTTACCCCGATGAACGTCAGCTACAGCCAGGTTACCTGCACGTTGCAGGACTGGAACGCTGCCGAGTATTCGGACATCTTCCACCAGGCGAAGGTGAACTTCGATGAGCGCCGTGAACTGGTGCAGGTCGTTTCGGCTGCCGTTGGCCGCCGCATGGACCAGCTTGTGATCGATGCTCTGGCTGGCTCGTCCTCGTCGCTGACCGTCTCCAATGACATCGGCGGCACCGACTCCGGCCTGAATGTTGCCAAGCTGCGCCGTGCAAAGGCTCTGCTGGACAAGCAGAACGTGCCGATGGAAGGTCGCTGCATGCTCATCCACGCGAACTCTCTTGAGAGCCTGCTGGGTGAAACTGCTGTTACCTCCGCTGACTTCAACAGCGTTCGCGCTCTTGTTGCCGGTGAGATGGACACGTTCCTTGGCTTCCGCTTCATCACGATCGGCGATCGTTCTGAAGGCGGCCTTGCGATCGACGGCTCCAACGACCGCGTTGTCTATGCGTTCCACAAGGACGCGATTGGCTTCGCCGTTGGTATGGCCATGCGTTCGGAGATCAACTACGTTGCTGAAAAGACTTCGTATCTGGTCAACGGCATGTTCTCTGCTGGTGCGATCAACATCGACGATGAAGGCATCTGCCTCATCACCACCCGCGAAAGCTAAGGAGAACTAACCATGGCGTTCGATAAAGCTGGATGGTCCACCATCGCTGCCGGTAAGGCTGGCAATGCCCCTTCGATGTACAGCTACAAGACGGCTGACACGCAGGCCACTGTCAATACCGCTGGCTACTTCAACGAAATCGCTTCGATTGTTTCGGTTGGCGATATCGTATTTGTGTATGACACCACTACCCCGTCTCTGGTGCTGACTTACGTCAACGCCAACAGCGGCACCGTGGTGGACATTGCAGACGGCACCACCGTCTCCGCAACCGACACGGACTAATAATGTTGGCCGGGGGAAACCCCGGCCTTCACCTATCTGGGAATACCAATGGCGTCACCGGCTTGGCAGCGTAAGGAAGGCAAAAATCCTAAAGGCGGCCTGAATGAGAAGGGCCGAGCATCTGCGCGAGCGCAGGGCATGGATCTAAAGGCTCCTGTCAAATCTGGTGACAATCCGCGTCGCGCAAGTTTCTTGGCACGCATGGGGAATATGCCTGGGCCTGAACGAGATCCGCAGGGCAGGGCAACGAGGTTATTGCTGTCTCTGCAAGCGTGGGGCGCAAGTAGCAAGGCGGATGCACGGGCCAAGGCGAAAGCTATCTCTGCCCGCAATGCTAAGAAGGAAGGCTGATGGCTGCCGGCGATACCAAACTATCCATTTGCTCCGACGCAATGATTATGCTGGGCGCTGCCCCGATCTCGTCGTTTAGCGAAGGCACTGATGCCGCGCAGGCTGCTGATCGCCTGTATGACGATATCCGCGACACGATGATTGCTCAGTATCCTTGGGCGTGGTCGATGAAGAAGGTTGCTCTCGCTCGTCTGGCGGCGGCACCTACGAATGAATGGAAGTATGCCTACGCCATGCCTGGCGATATGCTTGGCGAGCCGCGAGCATTGTTCGATAGTTCTGCTGTCGGCATGCGTCCGATTACCGGATGGGAAGTTTACGGCACAAGCATATTCACGAACTATGAGTCGGTCTGGATTGATTACCAGTATCAGGTCGAAGAAAGCAAGATGCCTCCGTATTTCGTGCGCGTCTTAAAGGCGGCTCTTGCGTCTGCCTTCTCTATCCCTGTTGCCGATAGTGCATCGAAGGGAGACTTTTTTCACGCTATGGCATTTGGGGCAGCATCGGACAATATGCGTGGTGGACTGATGCGCGTCGCAATGAACATCGACGGCAGCCTGCCACCACAGGCGATCGAAGATTTCCCTCTGGTTGCTGTGAGGGGCTAAATGCAGATAACGACACTTCAGAACGATTTTACAAGCGGCGAAGTTGACCCGAAACTTCGCGCTCGTTCTGATTTGGAGCAATACCGCAGCGCACTTGCTACAGCGAAGAACATAACAGTCCAGCCCCAAGGCGGGGCGAAGCGGCGGCCTGGATCGCGTTATATTGCGTCCCTCCCAAGCGACGCGAGCCAGGCCGTCCGCATGGTCGCTTTTGAATATTCTGTCGATACCAGTTACATGCTGGTGTTCACTCCTGGCAAAATGCACGTCTTTAAGGACGGCGCTCTTGTCACAAATATCAATGGCAGCGGTAACAATTATCTCGCTGTTGCGGGAATTACATCTTCCATCATACCGACGATGACTTGGACGCAGCAATATGACACGCTGATTGTTGTCCACGAGGATCTTGAGCCGATTAAGATATTCCGTGGCGGTAATGACTCGACATGGACGGCAAGCACCTTAACGCTGACCAATGTGCCATATTACGATTACGATCATATTGATCTGTATCCGCAGTCTACAATAACGCCTAGCGATACTAGCGGGACTGTGACCATTACGGCATCTGCCTATACAGGTGACACAGGTGGGTTGCAGGCGGCAACAACAACAACGATGACGCTTAAAGCAGCGGCCAGTGCCGTTGACGACATATTCGTAGGGTTGTGCATCGTTATGACCAGCGGCGCACAAAGCGGGAAGGCCCGTAAGATAACGGACTACGTTGGCTCGACAAAGGTCGCCACTGTATATCCGGCTTGGGACACGGCTCCTTTGGCCGGGGATAACTACAAGGTTGTCCCATATGCAGCGGAAAGTGTAAACCAATACATCAATGCTGTACCATTTGGGCGTGCCAGAATTGTTAAGTTCCTGACTGATACATCTGTTCAAGTCTACACCACAGTTCCATTCCCCAGCACAGACCCAATCGTGTCCGGCGACCATAGTGCCGAATGCTTTTATGAGCCGGTATGGTCTGCCACCCGTGGCTGGCCGCGTAGTGTCGCGTTCTATCAGGGCCGATTATACTTTGGTGGATCTAAGGGGCGGCCATCGACAATTTGGGGTAGCCGGGTAGGCCAGTATTTTGACTTCAATCCTGGCGAATCATTGGCTGATGATAGCGTTGAGGCAACAGCAGATACCGGCCAGCTTAACTCAATCAACGATCTATACCCAGGCCGGGCGCTGCAAATCTTCACGACAGGTGGCGAGTTTTATGCGCCGCAGCCTGGCGACGATCCTATTACACCGCAGAACTTCTTCCTGAAGCTACAGACAGAAAACGGGTCGCGTCAGGGCATTCGCGTTGTTAACGTCGAGGGCGGCACAATCTTTGTGCAGAGGCAAGGCAAGGCGCTGCAAGAGTTCATCTACGCAGATACGCAGGCCGCATTTACGTCTGCCCGTATCTCGTTGCTGTCGTCGCATTTGCTGAAGTCTCCATCGGAGATGGCTGTCCGCGCAGCGACATCTACCGATGAAGGCGATCGTTTGCTGATCGTAAACGACGATGATGGCACGATTGCTTGTTATACGCTGCTTCGTTCGCAGAAGGTTATTGCGGCATCGGAGTGGCAAACTGATGGCGTTTTCTTGTCAGTTGGCGTTGATATCGACGACATCTATGTTGTGGTCAAGAGGACACTGCCCGACACGAGTGTCAACTATTACGTCGAAATCTTTGACGAGGCTCTGCTTGTTGACTGCGCCAAGGACGCGACGGTTGGATCTCCAACTAGCGGCGTCAGTGGCTTGTCGTTTATTGAGGGCAAGACTGTTAAGGTGATCCGTGATGGCGTCGTGGGGGCGGATAAGACGGTAACGTCTGGTGCCATCACGTTTGATCGCGATGCAGAGTCGTCCTATCAGGTTGGGCTGGATTACACGATTACGATCAAGACACTCCCGGCTGCCCCAAGATTGCAGCAGGGGTCGATCCGCAGTATGCGCAAGCGTGTGTACGATATCACGGCTGACTTGTTCGAGACGCAGAACCTGACCATCCAAGGTCGCAATGTTGCGTTCCGGCAGTTTGGTGAGGATGTCTTAGACAGTGCTGTTGTTGACTACACTGGCATCAAGAAGGTCGAGTGTTTGCTTGGATACGATCGAGAGGGCGCAATAACTATCACGCAAAATCAACCGCTAAAGGCTACGATCCTTGGCATTGAATACAAACTATCGGTGGGATAAATGTCGTTTCTTGCAGCGATAGGACCAGCAATTGCCGGGGTAGCATCCACAGTAGGAGCGGCTGCTACCGGCATAGGGCTTACGTCATCAACACTTGGACTTCTGAGCAGCGTCGTCAGTGGCGTTGGCGCTCTTGCTACTGGCATGGCGCAGGCCAAGGCTATGGAAATCCAATCAACCAACGCCTTGATTCAGGGTAATCAACAGGCGATGAACTATCAGCGCCAGGCTATACAGGTGATGAACCGCACGATGGAGACAGAGGCGGCTATCAATGCCCGTGGTGCTGCTGGTGGAATTGATCCGTTCAGTGGGTCGGCTGGGGCTCTATCAGAATATGCACTCAACAAGGGCCTTGATGAATACAACTGGGCGCAACAAAATGTTGAGATGGCCAGGTTGGGTGGAGCCGCTAATGCTGCTGCCTATCGAGATGCCGCATCGTCCTATATGATGCAGGGCGTGTTTGGTTTGAGCGCTGGTTTGCTTGGTGGCTTCCAGAAGTACAAGTCTGTTGGCGAGCCGACTCCACCACAGTCACTTCCTGGTCCTAGAATTATTTCTAATCTTACGCCATCACCAAGTCTTTCTGGCTATCCGCAATATGTAACCGGCACGATGTACTGAGGACAGATAATTGGCACCACTTCCCAGATATACGCCGGCAGGCATAACGATCGCAGCACCGCAGCCTGTGACAGCAGCGGCTGGTCAGGCTGCTGCATCGTTGGGGCGCAACATATCTGCCAGCTTGACGCAGATGTCGAACTTTGCGTTCAGGCAGGCAATGCAGCAGGCTGTCGTTGAAGGTGCAGAATATGGCGCTGATAAGGCACCGACGATTGAGCAGATCAAGCGGGCGCAGGAAGATGGCGATCCGGTCAATGTGCCTGGCGATACGACTACCGTGTTTGGCAGGGCTGCGAGGGCGCAGGCTCTATCCACGATGCGGCTGAATGTTGAGTCGGCAGCAAGAAACGAACTTGCCCAGATGCACGCCAACATTCTCAAGACGGAAGTTCCGGCGGACCAATATGCAGCCCAGATGAACAACCTGATTAAGGGCTACGGCGATGCAATCGCATCTGCGTCGCCTACGGCTGCTGGGGCAGTGCGTGCAAGTCTCGCGACAATTGCGTCTATGCAGTACAAGGTGCATGCTACGCAACTTGCTGCAAAGGCTGAAGAACGCCGTAAGATTGCGATGGGTGCGGCAGTAGATAGCATTGTTAAAAATGTTGACAACATTGTGCGCGGCACAATGCAGGAAAATGAAGCATGGTATGCTGCTGGGCAGGAATGGCTTGAGGCGCCAGACGAAACTATGCTTGCTAGTGAGCGCAATAAAATCCTGAAGTTGGCATTAAGCATCGGTGATAAAACATTGGCTCAGGCGGCATTGAAACGTTTCAATGATTCCGTTAGCGCCGCTCGCGTTGATGTTGCGGCAAGCATGGCTCAAAACGAAGATGGCTCAATTTCTCTAGAAGCTGAACGGGCATTTAGATCGGGTAATGTCGCCGGAACTAAGATGGAGGCAATATATAACAGCATGTCTCCAGCACAGAGAACTGCTGCATTAAATGAAATGGTTCGCAGGGCGCAACAGTTTGACGATGTTGAAGCTGCAAATGAAGCTGTGAAAGAAAGAAGGTTAAAGGTTCAGCGGAAAGAACTAGAAATGCAGTTTTATGACGCGTTTGAATCTAGAAACCCAGAAAGAATAGCCTCTGCATTGAGTAACATCCATCAGTTCGGTGATCCCGAACTTTATGAAAGGTTAAAAAAAATTGCTGTAAAGAAAGATTACCCAACAGATCCATTGCTAAAAGTGGAATTGGTGTCTCGCATAAATGCTGGAGAAATTTCTCGTAACAGAATTATGACTGAACACTCTCTTGGCAAATTAAGCAATAAAGATGCTATCGAATTAATTAAAATGGTAAAGGAAAACTCCAATTCAGAACTAACATCAAATTATGCCAGATACAAAGATGCCGTCGGTTTCCCTCCGTCAAATGTAATGCTTTCGCAATACACACGGGCAGAGGCAATTCGTCGTGTCAATGCCATGGGCGTAATTCTGCGAAATGAATTAAATCGCGTCAAGGCTACTGGTGAAAAACCAAACTTTAGGAAAATTGTTGATGATGCAATTGTTGAATATAGAAATGCGACGCTATCTGCCAATGACAGAAAATCAAGAATTACTTCATTGGCAACGGCTATGAAACTTGTCCCTGCGTTGAGGGGTAAATTCGACCCAAATGCGCCAACCGATAATAAAAATCTCGAATCCATGCAAAAAGCAATTCAGAGGCTACAGCTTGAAAACCCAAAAAATGCCAGCAAGTTTGATCTGTATTTAAAGAACATTACAGATCTAATAGAAGATAATGATAAACTTTCTGCGAAGTCTGCTAAAGGGTCTCAGGCTTCAACAGTAGGATTTACATCAATACCAGCGCCTGCTCTAACACCAGAGCAAACGCAACGTGCTATACAGACTTATGGATTAGGGCAATGAACTTAGAAGATGAGCTGATTAGACAGCGTATTCTTGTCGAGACCGGGCAACCCTTTTACATAAAGGGTGATCGCTTAGAAATGGAAGATGAGGACGTTGGCTCGTCGATGCCAATGCCGGAGCCTGGTGCTGTAACGCCAGGCGCTCCGACTGATGGTTTCAAGCCAATGCAGTTACCTGCGTCGCCGTTCCCCGGTCAGCCTTCTGCGTCCGTTGCTCTTGGTGTTCCCGGTGAGGCCGGTGCTGCTGCGCCTATACAGCCGACAGATTTTAGCGGAATTGGCTCGATGGCAAGGGACATCACATCTGGGGTCGCCATAAATCCTGATATGTTGGTTGAGGGTTTGAGCCAATTTGCAAGACAGACAGGTAACCTGGCAATGGCAATTGGGCCTGCCGCAGTCAACAAAGCCTTGCAAGAGGCGGTAAACTTTGGCGCTGAACTTATCGATGCCATTGGAAACAAGATCGGCAAAGATCCGCAGGCATTGAATGCTGTTCGCAACTTTATACCGCAGATTGAAGTGGAGGGTGGCGTTGCGAAGTTTACCAAAGACATATCGTCGTTTGTTTGGTCCTTTGCATTGTTAAAGCGTCTTGGTGCCGGCAACATATCCTCTGGTGCTGTCGCAGATGCCTTGCAAAACCCAGAAGAAGGAAATCTTTCGACAGTTGCTGTTGAAATGGGGTTTGGCAATGAATTGTTTGATTACCTTAACAGCAAGGTTGGGAGAGACGCATCCGCAGAGAAGCGACTTGAGGCTCGTTTAAAAAATTCATTTGAAGGCGCCGGGATAAGTGCTGCTGTGGGAGGCATCATGCTTGGAATTAAGGTCCTAAAGCGCGGAGGCGGTAAGGCTGTAGAAATGATACAGAAGCAGCTATCCGAGGCAAAATTGCAGCAAACCTCCAATTCTGGTATAGATACAGCCAAACCGGCAGGAATGTGATATGGCGATTCAGGATGAAGCAGCGGCAATTTTGAAGTCGGCTCTTGAGCCGCAATCAGACGTTCCGTCTGCAGAGGCGGAAGTTATTGCTGAATCTGCGTCTACGCCGCCGCAGAAAGTTGCGCCTGCTGAACCAGCTCAATCCATTCCGACTGAACAAGACGATGTTTTGGCAGAAGCTGCTGCGTCTCCGTTTGCCCCACCGCAAACCAGTAAGAACATAGACCCTGTAGAAGTTGCTGGGTTAGGAAAGTGGGTAGGCAAGGCAGCAAAGGCTATATCCGAAAAAGCAGATGAAGCTGCAAAGCGTTCTTATCCGCAAACTGGCGATAAGATTTTGCAGCTTATTGACCCAGAAACAATTGTCATAAAGCCTATGAGCCAGGCTGATTATGATAAGTTTACGGC